GAAGGTGTCGGAAGTGACATCAGTTTCGGTCAGTGTGTCGGCTGCGGCGCAATCGACGTTGGCCCACATTTTCGAGAATGCCAGGGCTTTCTCGCTGGTGCCTGCGACGGCAGTCGCTTGCTTCAGGGTGATCGCGCCGCCGGTGACGGTGGTGGCGTTGTCAACCTGGATCAAGATGGTTGCGCGCTCGTATCCTTTGAGGGAAACATAGTCGCAATCGCCGTTGGTGGTGGCCAGGGCGCCAATGATGGGAGAGCCAAGCACGATCTTGGCGGTATCGGTTAAACGGGGCATGGTGTTGTCCTTTCAAGTGTTGGGTTTGATTCGAACCCGGCGTTAGCCAGGTCCGGAATCATTAGGCGCGGGCGGCCAGTGCGACGAAGTGCGAACGGGTTACGCTGCTGTTGGGCGGCGTGACGGCGGCTCCAAGTGCGGGTTGACCGTCCATGCGGAATACCAGCTTGAAGGCGGTGACATCCTGGTCGAACCAGAGGTGCATCGACTCAGAGAAGTCCTCGCCGCCGGCCTTGGTGATAGCGCGATAGCCGGCCATATTGGCAAGGATGATGTCGCCCTGGTCGCCTACTGTGTCGCAAGCGTCTGTCATCAGGATCGGGCGGCCCAACAGTAGGCCATCCGGTGCGCCGCGCATACCCTGAACTGGCGCGGTCCAGATCGGCTGATCGCCCAGGGTCATGGTGATGATCTGACCGTAGGCATCCGGGTTAATCAACCAAACCAGGTTTGCGCCAGCGCCCTTGATGCAACGGCCGTACATGTTGGCGATATTCTCGGCAACGATGGTGTCAGCGGTTTGGATGGTTTCCTTGGCTTGTGCAACCAAGGATGCAGCGGCCAGGATACCCAGCGGCATTCCGGCGCCGGTTCCGTTGACGATGGCGTCATTCGATTTCCACAATACCGCCTCGCCCATCTTCTTGATCAGATGCGAAGCCATGGCAACGGAGTCGGCCAGCAGTTCGTCGGAAGCCGGCACCAGCACGCGCAACTTCTTCAGGCGCAAGGTATCCAGGCCAAGAACTGGTTTGCGCTGGGTAGCTGTATCGCCTTCACCATCCCAAGTTGCGATGATGCCGGTGGAACCCCAAGGCGTGGTTTCATCTTTCGGGAAACTCATCGAGTTGCCAGAAACCGGCATGTTGTCAGCCATCGACAACAGGCTTTGCTCTTCCAGCGCGGTGCTGGTGATTTCGTTGGCAAACTGCGGCGGCACGGCGAAACCGCCATCCGGGCCAGCGCCTTCGTTGCCATAGGTCGATGCGGCAGCTTGCAGGCGATGATCCATGCGGCCATTACCGAGCGCGGCATTGCGGACATGGAAAGCAAACTCGCCCATCGACTTGAAGCCGTTGGTTTTTGCGTCCAGGTTGGATTCAGCGCGGGCGCCCTGGCCATAAGCGGCATGCGCCGGGCCGGTGGAGGCTGCGGCGAGCAGTTTGGCGTTGAGCTGGTCTTGATTCCAACCTTCCGTCACGGCTTGCATGGCGAGGGCTTCGCCGCCAAACTTGGCGTAGGCTTTGCCGGTTTCGATCAGGGCGCGGTTGGTGGCGTTGATAGCAGCCTGGATGGCGGCGGTATCGGGTGCAGCCGCCTGGATGGTGTTTTCGTTCATGGTATTTTCCTCTAAAGGAGTGATTGCGGCGGCGGCCGCAGGGGATTCCTCGCTGATCGCCGGGGCGGTCGGTTTGGATTTACGCGCAGTCCAATAAGCAGGCTGCGTTTGTTCGGATGCGCTGGCGGCGATAGCCAGCGCTGGGGTTAATGTGGTGGCGAAACCTTCTGCGATGGCCTCTTCTGCGGTGTACCAGTGATCGACACCGTCGGTCAGCAGCGCCAGACATTCATCAACGGGCTTGCCGGTGCGGGTGGCGTAGCTGGTGGACATAGCCGAGGCCATTTTGTCGAGTACGTCAGCGTATTCGCGCATTTCGACGGCGTTGCCCATGATGCCGCCCCAAGGGGCATGCACCATCAGCATCGCGTTTTCGGCGATCTCGACTTCGTCGCCGGCCATTGCGATCAGGCTGGCAATGGAAAGCGCGACACCATCAATGGCGCAGGTAATGTGCGCTTTGTGACGCTTCAGCGCGTTGTAGATGGCGAGTCCATCGGTCACGCTGCCTCCGTAGCTGTTGATGCGTACGGTCATACTGTCAACGTCAAGCGCGTTGATTTCGCCGACGAAGTTTTGCGCGGTGGTGGTTTCTGAGTACCAACTTTCGCCAATGTCGCCGTAGATGAAGACTTCAGCGCTTTTCTTGCCGGCCTTGTCTCGGGCTTTGATGTCATACCACTTCATCAGATTGCTCCAGTGGTTGTTCCGCCGGCTGTTGCGGCGTGAGTTGATCGAGGTCTATGCCGTATGAGGCCGCCAGTTCCTTATCTGCCTGGATTTCGGCCAGTAGGTCTTCCAGATCGATGCCCTGCTCGGCCATGACGCGGCGGTGACTGGTCAGCTTGGCGCCAATGGCGAGAATCTTGGCGTCGAGGTCTTTTTTCGGATCGACCCAGTCCCAGCGGCGCGCTTGAAAGTGCGGACTGTTGAACTTGTCGAACTTGCCGGCCGGCAGGTAGGCCAGCGGTTTGAACGGTGACAGCAGCGCAGTCATCAGCCAATCGGCGTACAGGTCTTGCGACAATGATTCGATTGCCCAGCCTTGCAGGATTTTCCACATATCGTGTTCCTGCAATGTTCCCGCGCGGATGCTGCTGAAGTTCACTTGCGACAGATCGCCGGTCAGGCTGTGATACTCGACACCGAATCCGGTCGAGACGCCGCGCAACGCGGCCAGCACGAACGGGCCGTAGGCGTCACTCGGGTAATTCGGATCGAACTGCGCGATCTTGGCGCCGCGCGGCAGGATGTCGATGCTGCCTTTCTGGCTGTTGAAGTACAGCGGGCCGTTTTCGTTGCCGTTTTCATCCGGCAGGCTGCCGTCAGCAACCGAGTCAGCGACCATGCCTTCCGGGTCTTCCAGCAGCATCGCTTTGTCTGCGCCGATGCGGGCAGCAATAAGCGCGGATTCGTCGAACTCGCCCAACTGGTAAAGCCTGGACATGGCGGCGTGCATCCATGGGATGCCGCGCACCTGGCCGGCGCGAGTCGGCAGGAAATGCAACTTGATCTGGTCGGCGCTGTAGCGCACCCGTTCGCCACGCTTGCCGCCGCCGATGTCGCCAGGGTGGCGAGTATGCAGATGGTAGGCGACGGCTTCACCAGATGGCGCCAGTTCCACGCCCATGATTATTCGTGTTCCATCGGCGCGGTCTTCGTTGTAGCTCTCATCCAGCCAGTCGGCCTCAAGGATTTGATACCGGCGTCCCCAGCGGCTTTGCGGGTCGGCGATCTTTTTTACCAGCACTTCTCCATCTCTGGCGACGGTGCGAATGAACAGGCGTTCAAACGCTGCACGGCTCAAGCGGCGCGTGGCGTCGTAGTGGCCGGCCCTGCTGAACTTCCAGTATTCGCGCTCGATGATGCGATTTGCTGCGGTGTCGGAAGTCACCCTGCCATCGAATGCGATTTCCTCGACGCGGCTTTGCACGTTGATTCCATCCGGGCCAATGATGTTGGTTTCGCACAGGCAGAGGAACTTTTTCGCATACGGGTCATCCCGCTCCAGGCTGCGCGAACGGGCGCGCATCGTGGTAAGCGAGTAGCGCAGGGCGCGGTTTGCATCGGCCTGGCTGTTGTTCCAATTGGCATTGGTGCGCTGCACGTTGCCCGCGTGGTAATCGCCAGCGGCTTTAAACGACTTCAGCACGCGCGGCGGGCGCTTCGCCAGTTGCGCGACATGCGCCCATGATTTCAACAGCTTCGGAGGAGGCGCAGGCCGGCGCTGTGCAATCACGCGAACCGGGCCTAGGCTGACTTCATCAAGTTTGATCATCAGCCCACCATCATAATTTTGTTACGCCCGGCGCCGCCATTGGCGCGGCGTTCCTTGTCTTCCTCGGCGCGCACTTCCAGTTTGAACTGGGTACGCATCTGCATAAGCCGATCTTTGTCGCGGCTGATGTTCCGGTCGCCAGTTGATGCGGCGATCATGTCGAGTTGGTCGCCAGTGGCGCGAGATTCCAGCGCGGATTCGATGGCATCCAGCATGCGACGCGCGAAGCTGCGGCCGTCATGCACGGTATCGGCGGCGACGTTGGGCAGGATTTGAATCCGGCCGGTGTCTACCTGATGCCGCTCAGTGGCGGATTCAACGAATGCAATCCAGTCGTAATAACCGGGGATTTTTCCGGTTGATGCTTTGGCGACGGTTACGCTGTAACTGTCACCGTCTGCGCTGGCTGCAATGTCAAACTTGGCGGTGGCGTTGCGAAAATAGTAGGT